ATTTACGGCGCCGTTGTCGCTGTAGGCGGTGAGACTGTCGTATTTGAGCGTACCCGCCGTGCCCGGCGCGACCAGTGAGCCGTCGGTGGCGCTGATGGCTTGCCATGCGGCGGAGTCGTCGAACAGCGCGGCGGTGGCCGCATCGTTGTTGGCCAGCACCTGAATTTCGCCGTCCACCAGTCGCAGGCCGGGGGTGAACTCCCAGATGTTGCCCACGAGATCAGCGATACCGGCGGTGCTGCCGTCATGGCGCCAGCTGAGCGGCCCGGCGCCGACCAGGGTGCGCCCCGTGCCAGAGGTAACGCCTGGGGTGCCGCTATCAACCCGGCGCGCGCTCTCCCAGGTGGCGTCGTGGGCGCGGCCGTAGTTGGTGTTGCCGCGCGGCTGATCGCCCGCCTTGGCGGTGAGCAGCGATACCGCCGCCCACTCGGCGTTGGTCATGACGTGGAAGCCGGCGCCGCAGGCGCGGGCTGCATCGACAAAGTAGGTATAAGGCTGAGACACGGTCGGATCAACGCCGGGCAGGCTCAGCAGCTCGCCGTTGCGCACGATGCCGGGATACATGCCGACCCAGATGCCGTCACGGGTCACACCGCCCACCACGAAGGCCGGGTGGACGCCGGTGCCGTAGTCAGGGTCGATATCCTCCAGGTTAAATTTAGGCACCCAGCGGAAGTAGCTGGGCTGGCCGGATTGGGTGTAGTGCACGGTGCACAGGCCGCCGGTGGCGGCTTCGATGGCGGCGCGCAGGTCATCTTTGACAAAAATTGTGGGCATGATGGTGGTCTCCTTTTATCCGACGAAGGGCCAGAGCTCGATGCTGACCGCGTTAGTGTCGAGAGGTTGGGCGACACGCTCGATGCTTGGCTCGCCGGTCGTGGGGTCTGTATCGCCCGGCTGCTCGCTGTACTGGCGCGGCGGAATACGTACGATGGCGACAATCGCGCCCTCCTCGCTGTCGCGTGAGAATGCGCCCTGGTGGTGGCGGATCACAATCTGCGCGGCGTCATCGCGTTGCTCGGCGGCGTAGTCGATGGTGATATCACCCACTGTCAGCCGGTCGGCGGCGAGGGTAACGGGTGCCACCGGGGCGCCGGGTTGGATCATGTGCATCATGGGCATGGCAGGTCTCCTTAGTCGTTGAGGCGTTCTATGCTGTAGCGGATGTGGACATCATCCGCCGCGCTGGCCAGGGTCAGGGTAAAGCCGTTGGTGGCGCGATTGCTGACGATGATCTGGTCTGGGCGGCAGGGCGCGCCGCTGGCCGAGACCACATCCAGCGCCAGCCGCCAGTCGGACCCGCGCAGCGGCCGCGCGAAGGCCAGCGAGAGCGTCGGCGGCGCATCCAGCAGATCGGGGTAGCTGCGTTCAATGCGACGTACGTCGGTGAGCGTGACGTTGGCCAGATAGGGATCGGCGGCGTCTGTGCTGTTGGCCGGGATGGTCAGGCGATAGATTTCGATGCCGTTATCCGGCACCGCCTGGCCGATGGCGGTCACCGACAGGCGGTAGGTCTGGCCGTCGCTGTGGGGGTAGAGGTAGGCGCTGACCGTGACGGCGGAGGTCGTGGACAGGTTGGCCGGCACGCTGGCAGCGTTGTTGCCCTCGACTACCGGATAGGTCCGCCCGCCGGCAAAGCAGACGCCGGCGCTGATATGGAGGTTGCGGGTGGCGCTGGTCGATTTGGTCAGCGTGCAGCCCGAGACTACACCGCGGTTACGGATCGTGATCTCGCCCTGCTGCTGCCAGGGACCGTAGCGCAGCGCATCGATCGCCTCGTGCGCGGTATGGGCCAGCGAGAGCGCCTGCATCACCGCGCTCTGGTCGAGATTGACCATATCCACGCCAACCGCCTCGACCTGATCCTGCATCGACGCCAGGCGCGCTTGCAGGCTGCCGTAGCCCGATGCGGCGGCATCCACCTGATCGGCACGAGCCTTAAGATACAGGGTGCGGTTGGCCAGTTGCTTGGCTTGGATGTTGGCCGTGCCGTTCTCGCCGCCGAGGATGGGGTCGGTGGTCTCGATCCGGTAGATGCCGGATTCCCAGACCTGGTTTTCAGTCACATTTGCCATGGGGCCTCCTTAAAAGATGATGGTCCAGGTACCGGTAAGCGACAGGTCATCGCTCTTGTGGATGGGATTACGCGCCTTGCGCGCGAACAAGGTGCCGTCGGCGCAGCGCAGGCCGAACTCAGTGATCGCCAGGCCATTGGCCTCGGCGGTGGAGAGGCTCCAGGCAAAAGCTGCTTGCCCGGTGGCTGGGTAGCTCACGCTGGTGATCGGCTTCCAGTAGGCGCCTGTCAGCCCGGTATTGTTTGGGCTGGCGGCGCTCGTACCCACCCCAAAGCCGATGTGGGTGATGTGGCGGTTCGCGCCTGCGCCGCCCACCAGGCGCGCGAGCTGATCCTTCGCGCCGTTGACGATCAGGTTGGCCTCCTCGACACGCTCGATCAGAGCGCCGTCCGCCCGCCGCAGCTCGCAGACAAAGGCGCCGCGCAAGGTGGCGGTATCAGACAAGTGCATACTCATGCTGCCTCCAGATAGGTGATCTCGTCGCCGGATGCGATGCGCCCGGCGCTGTAGCGGCGGCTGCCATCGGCCAGCGTCGCGCCGTCGCAAATGTTGTCCGCGCCGTAGCGGTAGCGGCCGTCGTAACGGATATGGCGCACGGCGGTGATCGGCATCACCGCATCCTGCGCCACCGGCGCGGCATCGCCGTAGTCGCTGCTACCGTCGGCCTGAGTCGCGCCGTCATAGCGCGGCAGGGCCTGCTGGCGGTCGGCGCCAGACCAATCGAGCGCCAGGGTGGTATCGGACTCGGGTTGACCGGCGCGCCAGTGCGTCTCATCCACACCCCAGCCCTGATAGCGGCGATATCCATCGGCCAGGGTGGCGCCGTCGCAGGCGAGCAGCGCGCCCTGGTCGTAACGCAAGCTGCCGTCGTAGGTGCGCCGCCAGGGGCGCTGATCGCTGGCTGTGAGTGTTGCTGTAGCCTGCGTCTGGTCACGGCTGGGCGCGCTGTCACTGATATCCGCACGCCAACCGAGCCGTGTGAGATGACGCGAGACCGGCGCCCATTCGCGCACGATCTCCGCCACGCGCGCCGCCGTGCCGGCATCCAGCCCGGCCGTTTCGCCCAGGTCGGCGTCGAGCGTGAATTCGGCCCAAGAGTGGCCGCCATAGACTTCGGAGCTGTCGCAGAAGATCGCGCCGTCGTAGCGGCGGGCGATTCGCCCTTCAGTGATACGGTGCTGGCCGCCGAAGCCGGCGATCTGAAGCGCCCGCTTCACCGCCCAGGAGGTGCCCTTTTTGCGGTGCAGGGCGATGGACTCACGGATCAGGCGGCGGCGTTCGTCGTCGGAAGCGGCGAACTGCCACCCCTCCAGCGGCATGATGTGGAACTGGCGCCCAAGCTCCGGCAACCAAGCGGCCGGCACGGTGTCGATCAAATAGGTGAGCAGCCCATCCAGCGGCAGGGATTCGAGGCGCGCGGTGGCGTCCGCCAGCGGCCCGAGCCGTTCATCCAGTGCCAGCACATCCGGGGCGAGCCGATCAGCCATCGCTCACACCCTCCACGGTCACGCTGACGCTCGTGGCGTGCGCCCAGGCGGTCTCGGGCACGGCCATGTCCGCATTGGGTGCGACAAGATTGACGCTCGCCACGCCCTCCACATGCAGCGCGGCGATCAGCGCCGAGCGGGCCACATCCTGCCCCAGGCGCGCGGCAATCTCGGCGCAGCGCGTGGTGACGGCGTCCAGCGCGGCCTGGCGCACGGACTCGGTGTCGTAGCTGCGCAGCACACTGATGCGCGCATCCACGGCAAACGGCATATCGATGGGGTTGGCCACCTCCACCGTATCGCACAGGGGACGGACGTCATCGGCAGAGGCTTTTGCCAGCACCAGCGCTTTGATCTCGGCAGACGGCAGGCCGGCGGAGGTGAGCGGATAGAGGCGCACAACCCCCGGTTCAGGGCTCGCCACAGCGACATCGACGATGGAGGCATCGGCGCTCATCGCATGGTGGCGATAGGCCAGGCGCGGCCCGGCCACGGAAAAGCCCTCCGGCGCCTCAAGGATGCGCGCGCGCAGGCGCTCGTCGTCTTCACCGGGCAGGCGGGCGATGCCCACCAGCTCGCCCAGGTAGTCGAGCATGGGCGCGCGGGCGAAGCGCACCAGGTTTTGCCGCGCGGCATCGTTGATGGCGGCGCGGATGAGGGTTTCGCGGTAGGCGATGAGGTCGATCAGCAGCGACTCGATCTGCGCCGGATACAGCGTCTTGCCGGTGGCGGCTTCATAGGCGGCGGCGATCTCGGCGCGGATGGCGCCGGCATCGTCATCGATCACTTGCAACGTACTCATCGCGGACGCACCTCCATGCTGACCTCCACGCCGGAGGCGAGTTTGAAATAGACGGTGATTGTCAGCTGCGCGGCCTCGCCGAGCGCAACCAGCACGCGGGTGACGGTGACGCGCGGCTCCCAGCGGCGGATCGCCTCCACCGTCTCGCGCACCACGTGCGGGCGGGCGCGGTCGATGGGGTAGTCGAGGTACAGCCACACCCGCGAGCCGAACTCCGGGCGCAACGGGTCCGAGCCGTGAGGCGTCTTCAGGATGATGGCGATGGCCTGACGGATGTCGTCCACATCTTCGACGACGCCATCACGCCCCAGCGCCGGTTGCCAATGCAAGCTCTTTGGTAACATGCTCGCATCATGGCGCGGGACGCGCCGCCAGCTGAATTAACGCGGGTTTGCGTTAGCCGGCCCACACATCGGCGCTGCCGGTCGCTGCCTTTGATCCGCAGGAGACCGGGTCGCCCACACGTCCGGCCGGACGGCCATTGACAAAGACAGTGGCACTTCCCGCCGCCAGCACCCCGCCATGCGGCGGGCAGACGGCGCAGCCGTGCGCGGCCCAGGCATCCCCCACCCGGTGCCAGCCACGGCCGTTGACAAACACGTCCGGGCTGGCCGCCACATTGGCGCGGGCAGGGAAGCAAC